CCGTTTTCTAGTTTGCCTACAAATGCTTCATAGGTAAAGGTTTGTAGTTCGGTCATGCGCGGTAAACCTCTTTTCGTCGGTAGCAAAACGGTAGTAGGCGCGTGTTACGCGGTGGGGGATGCTGGCGCAATGCCTTGTAGGTATTGGGTTACCGCTGGCGGTACTTTGTCACCGGGCCAGTAAAACCAATGCCATGGCTCGGCTGGCATTACCTCTAATGACCATCCAAACGATGGCCCTACGTCGCACATAAAGGTAAATGTTTCGCCTGACATATTGGCAAAATCTACGGCAAGCCCAAGGTTATGGCGTGACGTGCCGGGTACTGCCATAGGTGCGTTGCCGGGCTTTAGGTAATAGTTTTTGTTTTCGTACACTCGAGGTTTAACGCCCTCAATGGGTGCCAGTTGGTAGCGCGCTAAAAACCCTTGGCGCTGTAACGCAATACTGCGGTAGGTATCACCCGCGCTAGTTGGCTTAAATTGTTTTATGCCCGCGCTAAACGCTGCAGCTCTAACCGCGTTATAGGCGTTGGCTGCCAATGGGTGCAGTTTGCCAAACGGCTTAACATCCACTAACAGGCTGGCGGGTAGTTCACCCGGCTTAACGTGCGCCAAATTGGCGGGCATTACCAGTTTTTTAATCGGTGGATGCACTCGAACCGGGCTTACTCTTTAGGCCGTTAGACGCAACCAGCCCGCTAAGTGTGCCAGTAAGAAAAACTAGCAACGTGCTTAGTAAGTCAATTAGTTGCGCGTCAGTTGGGGCTTGCTCGGTTGGTTGATCTACAAACAGGATGCCGTAAATAAACGCCATGACTGTAAAAGAAAAGCATATTGCCATTAGGCGGCCAACAAAAACTATTAGCCCTGCGTGCTGTTGCTCGGGTGTCTTAATCACAAGCGGCCTTTGTAAAACATTGAAACTCGATATTCGTTTTAGAAACTGTGCAACCACTGCAACCCCAAACTACTACGGCAATTAAAAGCACGTATCCGATCATATAACGCCATTTCATTACGCGCCTGTATTAGTGCGGTTTTCGTCTGATTGAATTTCTGTTATTTCTTGCTGTTCGGCTGGCGTCGCTGGCCGTACCGTATCGTCTATTTGTATTTCGGTCATGGCTAAGCCTTTGCGTAGCCGTAAACGTAAATGGTTCCGCCTGTAAATGTTCCTGCTGACGGTGTAAAGGTAAACGCGGTATAACTTGTGGTGTTATCTAAGAAACCGCCACCGCTACCGCCGCTTGTATCTTTAGCAACTTGTGCAAACATCTTGGTAATTTTGGCAGTAAATGGGTCTACAAGTTCAACGTTTACGTTTAGTGAGGCTGCGTTTACGCTTCCCACTTCCCAACTACTTGTATTTGTGCCGGCAAGGCTTGCGTACCCGCCACCGCTATAAATTGCTAGCGGGATGCCGTAATAATAGTTTGCGGTAGTTGCGCCCAATGTCATGCGTATACCTGCGTTTGCGCTCGAACCTGCACCACCAGCAATAATAATTTTGTAGGCATCGTAAGTCGTTGAAAATGCGCCGGTTACTTGAACCGATGCAACACCTGAACCAATGACCTGCGAGGTAATAAGGTTAAGGCCGCTAGAAATTGCGCTAACCCATGCGCTGCCGTTGTAAACCTGCAATGTGCTGGTGGCCTCAATGTAGGCATATTGGCCCTGTGCTAAAACCTTTTCGCCTGTGCCACCAAACGCCGCATCACGGGTAACCGTAGTTGCAAATACTGGTACGCCCGTATTTATTTGGGTTACTTGTGCAGCGGTTAAAACCTGCCCTGACGTAAAAACTGGTACTGCTATTTGTGCGTTGGCGCCCATATCTGTACTTTATCCTAAAACTGGTTGCGGGTCTTGTATGTCTAATTTTCCGTAAATCGGGTCATCAAGTATTAACTCGTAGACGATCACAGTAGGCGCCGTGTAATAGGTAACGCGATGCCCGGTCACAAAATCTATGCGATGCTCGACACCCTCTACGCTCAATTCTTGGGCCACCTCACCGCCGGCAATGGTGTTGGTAATTGTGATCGTATCCCCGATGTCTACTAGGGCTAGCGTTTCCTGTTGGGCTGTAGTCAGCATCAGGTAATCGGTTTGCACCCCGGTAAACGTGGCGTCAGGTTCCCCAATTAGCAGGTAATCGGCTAGGTCTGCCGCTGCCGTATTGTTATGTAGCAGGCTGTCAGTAATGCTCACCGTTTGTATTAGGTACTTTGCTTGGCTGGCTAGATCGTCTGCAACCTCGGGGCTTGCCGCGCCTAAATGTTGCACGCTGGCACGGTTCACGATCTGATCGGCGTTATAGGTGATGGCTAGCGAATTGTAAGGGATGTTGGTTCCATCGTCGTGGAAATCGGCAACGCTACCGCTGATGGTGTTACCTACTCGAGGGTCACTATTTAGCACCCCGTTACGTGCCATAAAAATACGGCCCTGCTCGGCTGCCTGTATTTGGTCTATGTACGCCTTTACGTTGGTGCCGTTAGCAATGGTGTAGGCAGCTGCACCGCCAAGGGTTTGGGTGCCGGTAGAAATGTCACGGCTGGCTAGCGGGTAGGCAACCTCGGGCAGGTCAAGTATTGCCGATAACCGGGCGCTGCTCAATTCCTGGGATACGTTGAATTCATCCATTGAGGTTTGGGCTAGCAAATAAAAATCGTCAGCGCAATAAACCATAACGGTATTGTTTCCGCCTAATTCGTAACTGTAGTCATAGTTCACGATCTGACCGGCAAACAATTCAATAAACGTGTTAGCGCTGTTGTAACGCCCAAACGAAACCCGACGCAATGGCGCAAGCGTAAACTGCCCTGCAGGGTCTACAAACGGGCTAGACGAATACAGCGGGTTTAATATCCCACCTGCCAAACTGTCATCGAGCGTAAACGTCATAGTGCCGGCGCTGAACTGATCGCCTATTTCGCGCCTGCCACGGTTTACGGCAATGCTTTTGCTGTATTCCATCATCGGGGCAAACTCTGTAGTACCGTCTAAAACGTATTGGGTGCCATCTAATAGGCCACGCGTCGCGCTATCTAAGGTAAACGCATCTAACTTAAAACCTGTATCTATAAATAGTTCATAGTTACCGCTGGCAATAACCGAGGTAGCCATTAGGACACCTGAATATCAGCGGGGCCAGCAACACGGTTAAAGGCGCGCACGCTGTCAATAATTATCCTTCCGCTTTCAGCAGTAGGCACAAGAGTAGACAAGTTAATTACATAATTGCCACCGCCACCCGGCATGCCCATATCGCCACCTACCTGCATTGGGGTTACCGAGGCAACTTGCGTGCGTGTAATCGCTTCGCTAAACCCTGCACTAATTCCCTTAATGTCAGCCAATTTAAGACCCTTAGCCTTTAGACGCTTTTGGGCTACATCAAACGCCGCCTCGACACCCTGCAAATATGACTGTGCGTTATCTATGCCGGCTTGAAACCATTGTTCGGCTGCCTGTATGCCAATGGTTTTGGCTGCGTTATCAGCTGCCTTTACCAGTTCGTTAGTTTCCGCAATAGCACTAGCGCCGCCAGCGATGAGTTCAGCTGCAATAGCCGCGCCGCTTTCTCCGCCAGCATCTAACACCGCCTGTAACGCCTCTTGGCTTAAACCCATGCCCAACAATGTTTTAACATCGCTACCGTATTTCACTATGCCGGCTACCTGATCGCGTAAGCCCTGTAAGAAACCCGCGCCTGTTTCATCGCCAGCCTCTTTAGCGTCAGCAAAACTAAACGCGTCTTTTAGGCTGTCGCTAACGTTTATTGCAAAATCGGCAAACGCTGTTTGAGCATCTACCAATTTTGTTTTGGCATCCTCGAGCGTTGTTTCTAAAAACTTTTTCAGTGCGTCGCTGGCATCTTTTATTTTGTCTGCCATTGCTTTAGCCGCGTCACCTGTTCCCTTTACTTTTGGTTTGACATCATCTAGACCGCCAGCAACATCGCGCAAAGCATCGGGCATATATTCCACTTGATCGGTAGCGCTTTTTGTAGATGCCTTAAACGCTGCAAACGCGCCCGCTGCAACTACAAGCCCGGCAGCAATAGCGGCAGCACCAACACCAATAGTTAGCGCGGTGTTAGCCGCTGCAGCCGAGGCGGCAAGTGACCAGTTAAGGGCTGTAGTTACCACGGTTACAGCGTTAGCGATTATTTGCGCGGCCTTAAATCCAATAAGCGCCGTAGCGATAGCAGCAATAGCGGTACCTACTGCCATCATCGTACCTACGTGGTCACCTGCCCACTCACCAAACGCAATAAGGTACGGCAGTACGGCTTCTATGGCTGGCAACATTGCCGCGCCGATTGCCTCGGATGCTTCACCCAATGCAACGCCTAACCGCTTAAATTTGCCCTCGGCGGTGTTAGCAGCAACAGCGGCAGACCCAGCAAACGTCTTAGACAACTCGGCCATAACCTCTTTAAGGCTTGCACCGTCTTTAATCATGCCGCCTATTTGTGGCGATAAGTTTTTAAGCGCTATCATATTGCCGCCGTAGGCTTTTGCTAAGGCGTCGCTAACACTTGCTAAATCTAAAGATGACCCCGCTGAAATATCTAAACTTAATGTCAAAAGATCATTAGCAGTAGTAAGGCTTTCGGTGCCTGTAACCAACGTGCCGTATGCCGTGCGTAATTCATTGTCGGCAACGCCAGTAGCCAAGGTCATTGCGGTAATGCTGTCCTCGGTTGCTTTTATTTGTGCGTCGGTAGCACCAACAACGTTTTGCAACTGTTTTGCTAATTTGGATTGCGCCGCGGCATCTTCCATGGCGGCTTTAATGCTCAAACCAGCGGCAGCGGAAAGCGCACCCAACGCGGCAACGGCAGGCAGAAACGCTTTACCTGCAATAAACCCGGCACGCTCGCTATTAGTCTCAAGTTTTTTTAGTTGCGTAATGGCTTTGGCAAAACCCGTACCGTCGAGGCTTGAAATAATCGGTATGTTAATTGCCATTGTGTACAGCCAGTTTTCTGTTAGTGCGTTTTGCTACATCGTCTATTACTAATGCTACTTTTGCTTCTACCACGCTGCGGTTATTCTCTACCGCACGGTCAATGGCTCGAGGCTGGTTTCCTACTTCTTTATTCAGGTTGGTAATAAACATGCTATTTGTGTTACGCCCTGCATGGTCATAGATTGCGCCAGCTGCGTTGGCCTGTTGAATAACCATTAATTGATATGGCTTACTTCCGTATACAACCTGCTCTTGGTGGGTTACCACGCCATCGGTAGTGCGGTTGTAGTTCACGTAGCGTTCTTTGCTGGCGCCTACACCTACCTTTACCTTAAAACCTTTTTGCACCTGATCTGTAAGCCAAGACGTTTCACGGCCCTTAATGAGGTTGCCGCGGCGCATACCGCTTAACGGTTCGCCTGTACCTTTGCTGTTATCAAAATGAGCCACCATGCTGCGGGCCTCGGCCACGATCACTTCGCCAGCGGCCTGTATGTCTTTAGTAATCTGTTTTCTGTAGGCAGGGTCAAAATCATTAAGGGCTTTTAGCGCCTCTTGAATTCCATCTATTTTAGGTATCGCCGATGCAGCCATTACTTACCGCCACGTTGCTTGTTAAGTATTTCAATGGTGGCGTTCATATCGTCTAACTCGAATGATATCTCACTAGGCCAAAACCCTGTTGCCACTAAAATTTCGGCAAGCGCTCTACGCACCGTGCCGTTTAGGCTTTTGGGTCTGCCTGCTCTACCACGTCAATAGATGCCAACGATGTAATAAACGCGTCAAGTGTTGCCGGTACCGTGATACCAGCAAACCGTGTGGCCTCGTAACACAAATAGGCTAAATCCTCTACGCCAACGCCTTGCGCCATCTCCGATGCTTTGCGCTTAAATTTGCGTTCCCAACTAACAATAGTCATTAAGTTAGTAGTTACTTCGTGCGTGCTGCCATCGTTAAACGTGGCTTTAAGTTGTAGTTGCATTATGCGCCTTTTCGTGTCGGGCCGTTGCCGGCTTTAATTTATACTTCGACTACCGAGTACACCCCACCCGTGAAACTTATACTCATAGTTCCAAGCGACCCCATGGCCAGCGTGTATGGCAGCGCTTCCAAGTATGCCCCGGTT